TTGTTATATTTCACAATGCTATTTATGATTTAGGGTGGCTTCGTCGTTGGGGTGTTGAATGTAATGTATCTAAAATTTATGACACATTATTAGCCGCTCCTCTTGTTGATGAAAATAAATTTAATTACAAGTTAGATTTTCTAGCCAAGGATTATTTAGGGGAGAGAAAAGAAAGCAATCTTCTAGAGGACTTTGGTAAGGAGCATGGCTTCCGGGCTATTGAAAATATGCACTTAGTTCCTTCTAATATTGCAGGAATATATGCAGAGCAAGACACAAGATTGACTTATAATCTTTGGGAACATCTTCGTGTAGAAATACAAAAACAAAATCTAGTTGATGTTTTTAATTTGGAAACAGAACTACTTCCTATTTTATTTGAAATGAAATGGAAAGGTGTTCGCTTTGATATTGAAAGAGCAGAAGAAACTAAAAAGTTTTTTAATCAAGAAGAAAAAAAGATTTATAAAAAAATTACAAAAGAAACAGGCGTCAAGATTGATGAATCTAGTATCTATACTCCTAGTGTTTTACAAGAGGTATTTGAAAAACTTGGAGAGAAGTTCGACACAACAGAAAAGAATAAGCAAATTAAAATTGAAAAGGATGCTATGCTCGATAGTGAAAATCCTTTGATTAGAGATATAGCTTTAGCGAGAGAATATAATAAAGCCTATACCACTTTTATTGACTCTTATATTAAGTTCGCAGTTAATGGTAGGATTCATGCAGATATTAATCAGTTAAAGAAAGAAGATAACAGGGGCACGGTCAGTGGTCGGTTGTCCATGAGCTATCCTAATTTACAACAGGTTCCTTCTCGTAATCCTTTGGTAGCCTCTAAGATACGATCTTTATTTTTACCAGAAGAGGGAGAAAAATGGGCCTCTTTAGACTATTCTCAACAAGAGCCTAGACTCCTTGTACATTATGCCAAAAAACAGCGTTTAGAAGGCGCTGACATCATGGTTAAGTTCTTTGAAGATGGAAAGGACTTTCATCAAGTAACTGCAGAAATGGCATCTATTTCTAGAAAAGAAGCTAAAACAATAGGATTATCTTTGATGTATGGCATGGGTATTAAAAAACTAGCTGCGGATCTAGAGTGTACAGAAGAACAGGCTAAATCATTGAAGAAAAAATATAATGCAAACGTAAGTTTTTTAAAAAATATCGTAACAAAAGCGACTAGATATGCATCTAATCAAGGTTTTATTACAACCTTAATGGGAAGAAAGTGTCGCTTTAATCTATGGACAAGCAGAGACTTTAATAACAGAAAAGTTTTCTCTGAGGAAAATGCTTTAAAAGAATGGCCTCTGAATGAGATTGAAAGAGCTCATACTTACAAAGCATTAAATAGATTAATACAAGGTTCAGCAGCAGATCAAACCAAACAAGCCATGGTGAATCTGCGGAAACAAGTAGGGGTTATTCCTATGATTCAAATACATGACGAGCTCAATATCTCCATAGCCAATGAGACCCAGGTAAAAGAGATCAAAGAGATAATGGAGACTGCTGTTGAACTACACGTACCTGTAAAGTGCGAAGTTAAAATAGGAAAAAATTGGGGAGAAGCCGAATGAGAATAATATACCAAAGTGGAGAACTTAAACTCAGCCTAACAAAAAAAGAAATAAAACATATTGTAGATAACTCGGGTAGTCCGGTGACTATGGACATTAAGATGCTAAAAGTTTTACATGAAGATATATCTGATTGTGTCAAAGCACATTGGTCTAATGTAGAAGTATGGCAAGCTATAGAAGAACATCTAGCGTCTCAAAAAAGCATAAGTAAAAAAGAAAAATAAGTATTATATTCTCCTCGAAATAAACCAAGGAGATAATAATGTTTAACTTAACCAACAAAGCAAAAGATCATTTCTTAAACTTCTTCAAGCAAGAAGATAAAGATGATTCAATAAAAGAATTCTGCCAAGCAGAGTACAAAAAAGATTGGTATGCAGCTTATAGATTTTTTAAAGAAGAAGGTCAGTTCCCTAATTTTATTAGAAGAACTCTGTAAGAAAAGGGGCTAATGCCCCTAATCTTATTTGACTTCTGTAGTATATCTCTTACCGTTCCAGGTAAATTCTTTTGCCCCTTTTTTTCTAAAGTGTTTGAATGCTTCTCCAAAAGAAACACCGCCTTTAGATACGCCTACATTAAACTTCTTTCCACCAGACTTTGAGATATTATCTCCTGCTTTAGCCTTTGCTGTCTTTGTAGTTGCTTTTTTACCACTCATCCCTGCTTTTGAAGATGACTTCTTTGCAGAGGTTTGATTTGCCATTGTTGCTTCTTTTCTCTTTTTAAAATCAGCTATGGCTTTGTTTCTTTCGCCTCTAGTGACTTCAGCTAATCTCATCGTCTTGCCTACTATATCACTGTCTTTTTTAATTTTACTTTTTTCACCAGGATTCTTCTTACCTGCTTGATACCCTCTACCAGGAGAACTTCTAAAAGTTCTTTTTCTTATTTTTCCTACCATTGTCTTACCCCTTATGCGTTTGCTACTATATCTGCCAGGGCTTCGCAACGCACTGGCGTTTGTTTAAACCATCTCGAGTCTTTCATTTGAGTAGCAGCCTCCTGCCTATCTCCATTAGATAATGCTTTCCACATCTTCTTGAACTTCGAGACACCTGTTTTTCCTAATTGAAAAACCATCTCCACAATAACATGCTCAATTTGTTGAGGCAATCTTTTATCTCCTCTGTAATTTTCTGATATTAGCTGTTCTGCTCCTGCGCAAGCTCTATTAAGATCAATTAAAAATAGATCTTCTATCTCATCTGTTGATATCTTAACGCCTTCTTTAAATCTTTTTCTTTCATGTGCTTGTACTAGATGCCCGATTCCTATCGTGGCCTTTCCTAATGTGTCTAGGTAAACAGTATCCACACAACCTTCGTGGTCCCGTATTCTCGCTTTTAATTCGTCAGTGATTTTAATTGTATTCATCTTGATCCTATACCCCAATGTTCTTCATGAGGGTCTTTGGATTCCTTTCTTTTAATTATTAATTTAATTAGTTCTAATATCTTTTTCATTGCATATCAACATTAAAAACTCTTTCGAGTTCTGATAGTTGGTTTTTTGCGTTGTTAATACCTGAGTTAAACATATTATTATTGCTTACTTGGTTTTGATTGATTAGTTCTTGCATCCTTGCTTCAGGACTTTGATAGTCAGAAAGGATTTCAAATCCTGCAGGTATTGCAGAAGGTATACCCATTCCCGCACCTGCTTGATATCCTGATCCGGGCATTCTTACAAACCTATTATCAAATACTCTTGGAGCACTTGTTATACCTGTGGCAGGTAACCCTCTAAAAGAATCATCTGTAACTGAATCAGCAACAGATGTTGAGACTCTATCTAAATTTTGTTTAATTAAATCTGCTTGTTGTTTAGCAGTCATTTGTTCTTTTTCAGTGAAAGAAATATCCTGTAGTTCAGGATCTTTTAATATACTTAATTTATGTCTTGAAGGATTTGCAATTTTTTCTTTTTGAACATCTGTTAAAGCACTTATCTTTTCACCAAGCTGTTGTCTTTTTTGATCAACAGTATTTGACAAATCTTTAAATGCATTGACAGCTAAACCAAATAATCCACCAGAACCTAGATATTGTTGTGCGGCTTGACCCGCACCTTGTGCAAGGCTACCCAATCCATATCCAATATCCCCCATAACTTCTCTTGTTGTAGGTCCATATTGTTGAACTAATCTTTGTCTTTCTTCAGTTAAACTTCTTGGAGCGTCTAGCTTCATTTGAGTTAAGCCTGTAACACGACTTCCTGTATCTGTATAAACAGGCTTTGTGTATAGGTTTTTGAAGCGCTGAAGTTCATCAGCTTGCTTCATTCTTCTAGCTGCTCTTTCATCAGAAACATCTGGTCTGTTGGAAAAGAATTCTTTACGACCTCTAGCAGCGTCTAAATCTCTAGCAATGTCTGCTCTGCTTGTTCTAGCTCTACTAGACTTAGCTTTTAGTTGTGCAGTTGTACTAGCTGGCGTCCTCCCTGGAGGAGCTGACGGTTTAGAGGGTCTCCTAATATTTGCTTTTCTTCTACGTGGTGGTGCCATTAACTTAATTTTCCTATAGCCCTATTAGTTGGGTCGGTTATTGTTCCTTCCCTAAATCTAGCATCTACATTAGCGTTTGTCGAGCCTTGTCCTTGTCCGGTGACCACGGATCCTGGACCAGTGTCTTGGCTAATAGGTGTTATTCCTTTTGGTAAAGACGGAGTGATAGGGTCTGATTCTCTTTTAATCTCTTGCTTTTTAAATAATTCCTCTGGAATTACTATTCCCTCATCAAAATCGTCAGTCATACTTTTACCGACATTCTGTTTAAAAATTTCTCTGATGTACGGAAGAGCCTCAAATATTGATGCACTTACTTCTGCTCCTAGTTCTTCAGATAAGTCTTTAGCCTTATCAATTGCTAGTGTATAGGTTCCTTTTGTAGGCATATTAGGTATAAATTCACCACTGTAGACAGCGCCTCTTATATTTTTAGGGAGTCTCCCTAACTGTTTTGATATCTCGGCATCAGACAAACCTAGTGTTCTTAGTGCATCCACATCTTCTTTTAAAGCTTTAAAGTTTTCAAACCTAGCTCTTTCGGATTTTATATAAGCATCCACGATAGAAGCAGGATCAATCCTTCCTCCCCTTAATACCTCAGAAGTAAATAAACTTTTGGCACTTCTTTCCTTTTTTTGAAAATCAAGAATAACAAAAGGAGCTGCTCTTTTAGGGTCAGAATCTATAGATCTAAATCCAAAGATACCTTTTAATTCATCTTCCATGTCATAAACTCT